GCTAAATACTGATTTTCTCCAGTTAGTTGTCTAAACTGTTCTAAAGTACATTTACTATAATCCATTGGTAATATAGTATATATACTAACGTTTACTTTAAGTTTTTACTAATAATAGTGTTTTCTATTTCATTTTTAAAATAATTCATATAGATATTTTCAGTATAGTCTAGTTTAACTTTTTTATTAGTAGCTACATCTAAGGCCTCTTTTTCCTTAAAAAAGTTAGTTTCCATTAGTTCAAACCCATATTTTTGGAGTTCACTTGAGTTAGAAACACAGTTTTTACCAGTAGAAAAATAGATATCACCTTTTTTATTGGGAGTTTCTATATGAGTTTCATAGATATAGTCTAATAAATTATATTTTATACAGTAGTCATATATCTGACTACCACCTATTACATAACAGTTATTAAACTCATTACGTCTAAATCCCATAGAAAATATAAACTGCGGAATACTATGGAAAAATTCAATTTGTCTATTATCTATATGAGTATCATATATTCTATTATAATACTGAGCATTAGATGTAAGGACACAGTTTAGTCTATTTGGTAATGGTTTTTTAGGAAGTGAATTCCAAGTATTCAATCCCATTAATAAAACATTTGGTTTACCATTAAATGTAGCAGTTGTTAGTTCTCTAAACCTCGCTAGATCTCCTTTAATGCTATAGATTAAACTATTAGTTCCTCTATAGCCAATAGCATTATTATAGTTAGTACAGACAATTCCTATGAATTTCATATATAATAGAACTATAGTACAACAAGTCTCTATATAAAAATCTTTATATAGGATATATATCTATATGGGTTTATTTTATGCTTCCACTGTATTAGCTATAGCAATATTTTTATCTGGAGTTATCCATAAAAATATCGATATGTTAGAGGGATATCCACTATATTCACTTATAAAACCATATCTAGTAGAAAGGGGATATCTAATCGCAGCTATTATGTTTATACTACTAGCTTTATTTTGATATAGCTAAAACACCTGATATTTTCTTGATTCTAACATTAAGTTTTTCTATGACAATATCTATAGAAGAGCATGTAGAAATATCGTCTTTATAGGTTTGTTTTAAATTCCCTAATCCCTCTATAGCATTTTTCATTTCATTAATAAACTGAAGCAACATTTGTGAGTTTTCTTCCTTAAACACTATATTAGTTTTAGAAACTCTAGCATAGTAGTTATTTTCAATAGTTTCCTTTCCTACCTCACTGCTATATATATGGTCTATAGTTTGAAATAATTTAAGTAAAAGTTCCTCTAAGTGTTTAACTGTAGTAGTTCTAGATTCAGCATAGTACCACCTAGATATAGGTTGTATGAGCGCAGGACTATCAATTATAAACGCATTTTCATAGTAATAGAGTTTATCACCAGATTTAATTTTAGATAGTATTTTTAGGTTAGTTAGACAGTTATCTCTAACAATTTCAAATGATTCATTTCCTGAAGAGTCCATAGTTTTCTATACTATATATAAGAAATTTAATCTTTAATTAGTTTATTCTACAGTTACTACTTTAGCTAGGTTCTTAGGAATATCAGGATTAATACCATTTCTAATAGAAAGGTAGTATGCCAGCAATTGAATAGGTATAATCCCTAAAAGTGAACTATAGGAATAGTTTTCAGGAACTATTACTATCTTGGCCTTTTCCAACTGTGTTTTTAGCTGTTTACTATTAGATACTATATATATTGGAGCATTTCTTGATACTATTTCTTCATAACAATTTAGTGTTTTACTATAGTGAACCTGATCTAAATTAAATAATATTACTGGAAAATGTTCATCTAGTAGTGCGAACGGACCATGCTTTAGTGAACTTGATGAATAACCCTCACTGTGTATATAGGAAATTTCTTTTATTTTTAAAGAGCCCTCTTTTGCTATATATTCATCACTTCCCTTTCCCAATAAAAACATGTTTTTAGAGTATATTTCTTGACTTAGTTTTTCTATGTCTTCTCTGACACTTTCTAGCGTTATCTTAATATCATTAGATAGGTTCTGTAGGTCACTAATATATTTTTCTCTTATTTTTCGATTAGTATTTTGGATTCCAGAAAACCATATAGCAATTAGAGAAAGACATACTACCTGACTAATAAATGATTTTGTAGAAGCTACCCCTATCTCTCTACCCGCATTACAGTAGACACCACAGTCTACCTCTCTGGCAATTAGTGAATCTACAACATTTACTACTCCTATTGTAGTTATATTATTTTTTTTAGCTATATCAACACATCTATGTAGATCTTTTGTCTCACCAGATTGAGATACCATAATAATAGCAGTATTCCCTATTTTAGGAATATCATTTTCATTAAAATCGGCTCCGTCAACTACCTGAACAGTATTAAAATTACATAGCTTTTTTAAATGATAGGCTCCATATTGGCTAGCAAAATAACTAGTACCACATCCTAATAATATTATGTTTTCAATAGATTTTAATATATCTAGGTGTTGTTCTAAGCCACCCAGTTTTACTTCCTGGTTATTTTTTATACGACCACCATTGTTGATAGCACATTGAATAGTAGTGGGCTGTTCATAAATTTCTTTTAATGTCCAGTGATTATATGGATATGGACTTTTACTAAATTCTAGGTAATTTGTACTATTTCTGGTATAGTTAAAATTGGTATTTGTAGAAAAACTAATATTCATACTAGTGTCTATTGTAATTTTACAAATATCATCATTATGGAGTGTAATATAGCTTTTTACCATATTACAAAATCCACTTTGTTCTGATGTAACTATACAGTAGTCATCTGTTATTCCCAATAGAAGTGGCGATCCATTTCTAACACAATATAATGTATTTGTTTCATATAATGTTTGTATAACTAATCCATATGTACCTCTTAAGGCGTCAATCGTTTTTTGTATAGACTCTAACACATTTTTTGTACTATTATAGTTATATTCTATTAGATTAACTATAACTTCTGTATCTGTTTGAGAATAGAATTTAAAGCCTTCCTTGATAAGCATATGTTTAAGTTCCATATAGTTTTCTATTATTCCATTATGAACAATAGAGAATAGACCACTGTTTGAAATATGTGGGTGCGCGTTTATATCGTTCTTTATTCCATGGGTAGCCCATCTATTATGACCCATAGCTATATGACTATCACTAAATATACTATAGTCAATCTTTTTTAGAATACTAAGAGCATCTTCTTTAGCAGTAGACGCATATTTTTTTATAAAGAAACTATCTCGGTCTACTATTGAAATTCCAGCTGAATCATAGCCTCTATTTTGAAGTTGATATAGAGCATCTATTACTATATTAACAATATATTTACCATCTCTAGTACATATGCCAAATATTCCACACATATATATTTATTGTTAGATTTTAATACTTATGTGATAACGAATATTTAGTTGATATTAAACATAAATTCTTTTTTTTCTAACTTAGGCATAGTATAATTATATAGGTAATAGCTATACTTATTTGCCTTTTTAAAGTTATAGTCTTTAATTATAGGTATATTATTAGCTATATAGGGAATTGTTAGTAATCCAAAACCATTTTTTACCATATCGTTTTCAAAGATATAGAAATTTTTATAACTATCTCCTATTATATAGTCTATATCAAATGACTTATAGCATTGACCAAATATAGTATAGTTTCCAGGTTTACCTATGATTACTAAATCACTATTACCTAAGACATATATAGAATATTTATCTATCTCTTCTAAACTATATAGTTTATATAAGCTATACTTTTGGAGACTTCGGTTAATAGTATTAATTATAGTTGTTTGTTCTATTTTTTCCATATCTTTAAAAAGTGATATGGGTTTTTTTAAATCTTTGTCTAAATTTTTATAAGACTCAATCAATTTATAGTAGTAGTTACTACTAAATATTGGTAAAAATGGCAACCTACTACTATCTATTTTAAATATATAGGATTGACTTTTACTATTAGCATTTAACATAGAGGATATTAGTAAGGTAGCCGCATCTTGATTTCTGAACCCACTGGTAACACATAAATAGTCCACATATATAAAATTAGTTTTATAGTTTTTATAAATTATATCTATTGGGCGTCCATGAATAAATCCAACAATAGTGTTAGAATGTTTTAGACATATGTTTATAGAGTCTAATAGACCTATATTATATTCGAAAAAACTACTATTTATTTTAAAATATGGAGAAAAATGGTCATATATTAGTTTATATGCTAGTTCAGACTCTTTCCTATCTAACATTGATATAGCTAAATCGTGTTTCTTATCTATATTAAATTGAAATCTGGGTATATCTGCTATTTTTCCAAATGTATCGCTATAGGTTCTCATAACTGGCTGGTTATCCCAAAAAATGTGTTTAGGTCTATATTTAGCTAGTACTAATAGTACTAATATAGATATAATTAGAGAAACTATATGTAACATATCTTAGTTAGATATAGTTTTATTAATAAAAAAACTTATTTTATAAACATCATTTGTTGGAAAAGCTTTAAAAAGTATTGGTTACACTGTAAACTATTACTAGAAGCCATTATATACTTAGCTTCATCTATAGGTTTAAGTGGATATTCTATCTTAGGAAATGGGTTAGTTATTAGATAGATAGCAAAGAATAATAGGTTAGACTTACTACGTTTACTACCTTTAGTAAAGTTACCACAGTATAGGTAAAAAAGAATATATACTAGTTTTTTATTATATTCATTTGTGTAGTGTTTTACTATATCCCATATTATCCATACAAAGTCACGTTTAAGTTTCATATCTATACCTGGGATTTCTCTATATCCAACAACCATAGTACCTTTATGAATATATTTTTCATAGTTAGCTATCCAGGAATACCAATAGATAATTTTCTGTTCTCTCATCTGTAAACTACTATTAGAAATGTATTGACAAATCTCAGACAATGCTATAATAATATCTTTAGGATCATCTCGTTTTAAAAACTGTTGTACTAGGTTTAGATTTTTACTAACTAATCCTTGTCGCTGACGTTTCATATCAAAGTCCACCTGTTCTATTTTAGGCATTTTAAATAGTTTGTTAGTGTTACATGTGGTAGTCAATGTTGTAAAAAAATATAGCCAATTGCGAATAGTTTGGTCATTTACTAACTGGATAGTATGTTTTTTCTTTATAGACGCATCTATTCTATTCCAATACTTATAGAATGGATAAATAAAAAAAAGTGCTTGTGGACAGGCTATATTTATATTATCTATGTAGTAATTTAGTGAGTCATTTACAAGTTTTTCTATATAGCCCGAACATATTAGCTCAGCAAGATATAGTAAAATACCATTGCTATTTCTATTGTTTAGTCCAATACTATAGTTTTTCCATATATCTTTTTTAGGATTTCCCAGACATGTATTTGGTGATTTACTATTTATCATGAATGTAGATACATATTGTTTAGCCAGGTATCTATTAGTCATCTATAGGATAGTAATATAGATTATTAATAAAGGCATATATTTTTATAGAAATTTAAACATTTGTTATATAGGTTTTTTCTAAAATTTCTATAAGCAACTTTTCCCATTGGCTTGTTATCTTATCTACCTGGTCCATCTTACCACTATTTTGTAATGGAATGAATGGGTCTAAAATATAGTGTTTATAGTGGGATAGTAGTGTTAGTAAAATTCCTATATGGGTTTTATTATGATACTGAAATGTGTTGGTCATAGCTATTTTATGTAATTTATCACTAAATCCAAGATTATATAAATAGTTGGTGGCTTCCCATTTTTCCTCATTAGTTAAACCTAAAGGACTCTCTAATAGTTTATCCATTAGATAGCTAACAGATATATGTTTTTCTCCAGTATAGTGTATCCAGTTTTCATAACCAGATAGCTGTGGAATAGTTGTAACTACCTTTTCTATCTGTTCTTTCAATGCTTTTACCCTGTTATCACAGTTGTCACAACTACAGTTAAATGCCATCAACTGGTATGGTTTAGATATGGACCCAAAGCCACAACTATAGGTTTCTCTAATAGTTTTATAATAGGTAATACTATAGCCTACTTTAGGGTTACTATTAGTACAGGTAAAACCTAATATTTCTCCTAAATATAGCTCAAAATCACTACTAGATAAAGTACTATGTTTATCTATAATATTTATATGAGATTCTGGCTTAGAAACAAAATAGTTATCATTAAGTTTATCTATAGTTAACATTGGATAGCTATTTTTAATATAGTTTAATATAGAGTCTATTATAGTAGTATCAAAACTATAGTCACAGGATTGGATTAACCAAGCCTTTCTCACATCTTTTAATAATAGTTCACAATGAATAGTAGTAGTAATTTCTAAATCACTGTCCATATATTCATAAATTAGTTATTAGGGTTTAAGTAGTAAAAAAACTTATATTTAAAAGCGTATTTCTATAAGTTATCATATATAAATAGTTTTATTATCTATATAGGATAATCGTGTGGCCAGGATATTAGCCATGTAGCATAGTTTAGCATAATTTACAATGCTTGGGTCGCACCACAGCAAACCCAGCTAGTAATCATGGATTTTATCAAACTTTAGAGTTAATATTTAATCTTTGAGCTCTACTAAGACACAAAAGTCTAGAGAGAATTAAAGTTTAATGTTTAGATTTTATGATTTAAGAATTAATAGTTGAACGTTAAAATTCTATTGTCCACTAAAGACAAATAAGTATATGCGCTTCTATGTGCGAATAAGATTCCAAAAGAATCTATACTATTATTGTTATCATTGTTAATGATTGTCAAAATGACTATTTCGCTTAGCCCTGCGGTAAATTAGATGGAATACGTTTAAACTATTTCAATATCCTGGCCACTATATAAATTATATATTTTTAATTAAACAGTAATCTTAGTAATAGCATTAATATATGATAATTTATAGTCAACTTGATGTTGAAAGTTTTCAATCTCTTCTTCTAATGCTTTAATCTTATCATCAACCTTAATTGGGTCTAATAATTCAATATAGTTTTTCTTAGTATACATTTCAGTGATAGTCTTGATATCGCTATTATCACCATTTTGTTTACCAGTGATATCTCTACCTAAACTACGTTCAATCAAGTTATCGATCTTACGTTGTCTATCATTGTTATAATTGGTGACCATAGTTGATGTGTTAGCTTTTTGTAATTGTAATTTTTGTAATAAATCCTTTTTATCACTAATGTATTCTTTAGTAGAGATAGCTTCCGCTACTGTATAAGTTTTACCAGCAATTTCTACAGTAGTAACAGCATTACTTTGCATAATAGCTGATTTAATTTTAGCTCTTCTTTCTATTAAATCATTAATAGATTGAAATGCCGCACTAGCTTCCTTGTTAAACTTATCAACATCTAATGTATCTTCACTACGTTTAGTAGAGATAAAATTAGATTGGTTAGTAATCTTACTAATACGAGATGTTAATAATTTTAACTCTTGTAAAGCTTCTGTAATAGTATATTCTCTGGACATACTTGTTGCTTACTATCTAATATCAAATTGGCTTTATACTATTATTAAATAGTGGAATTTATAATTCTACTTAGGCTATTAGTCCAGTTTAAAGACCTAAAGAATTTCTATACTAAACTTATATAATTATCATATTGATGCTTAAATATATCTTCTTGGTCATTACCACTATCTATTACTATCTCTAACTGTTTATCTATATATTTTTTGTTAGGTTTTTTAGCACTTGGTCTATTATATTCACTAAAAACCACTCCACATAGGAATCCAATAGAGAAAATGACTAGTTTACTCATTTAATAGTATACTATATACATTGTTTTATATCCTAACTAAAAATATATACTAGTATACTAATACTAGCTAAATAAACCACTAAAGGCATTTTTCACATAATCTCCTATGATATAGGCTTTTTCTTTTACTATCTCACCTATTTCTTTACTTTCGCTTGGAGTTAAACCAGAAGACCGTTTATTTTTCTTATGGAAAAAATCTATTAAACTTTCTCCATAGGTATTAGAATTACTGTCTATTTTATATCTAAATTGTAAGTCAGCATCTTTATAACTCTCTCCTGGTATAAATCTATTAATAATATAGTTTTTAATATAATCAGCAGTAATACTACTATCCTCTAACTCTGGCTGAAACTGGGTAATTCCTAGTAGCAGTATATAGAATACATTTGCGTGACGTCTAATACAGTTATAGGCTCTGCCGCAGTAGTCCTTAAACAACACATAGTTATTAGAGTTTATTCCACCCATAGCATCTATCATCTCATTTGTTAATCTAATCTCTGGTGATATATACTTTGGGTCTCTTCCTAAAATATATCCAAAATCTATGTGAAACAATGCGCCTTCCCTAGTAACCATTATATTATCCAGGTGTCTATCTCCAATTCCTAACAGATATGTAATAACACAGTATGCCGCGCAACTCTTAGTAAACTTATCCCTAAAATCTTTAATTGTCATATCTGGTGACCTCTCTAGTATAAAGTTTTGTATTGAAAATCCAAGATTTTCCTTTATATCATATAGTGTATAGCTATCACGAACAAATTCTATATAGCCGTATTCGTGCGAAATGGGTAATATATTGTATTTAGTGATATATAAATCTAATCCTTCTTCTTTTTTAATATAGATATCTATAAGTCTAACAAGTAACATTATAATGGCTTCTTTTCTAATATCTTCTTTTTTTAGCATAATACTATAGTTACTATTTTCTACTTTACATGGTAATATAATGGGCTTAGTTTTAGAGTCTATTAGTCTAATATTTTCTATATCAAATCCCATAAATGTTCTACTAAAATTAATAGGTAGTTTAAAGTCCTTTCTATGTTCTAAATCTAACTCACCAAGATATGTTTTAATAGACTGTAGTTCATTACCAGGTATTGAGTTTTGACAAACCTGTATTAGATTACTGGTAAAGTCATAACCATTCTGGAATAGTTTAAAATTAGACCTGTCTAAACACTTTACTAGCTTTTGTCTAAACTGGCTAAAATAAACTTGACCATTAGGATTATAAATTTGTTGTGTAAGTGTCCAAAACAGCTGATTACATAGCTCCAGGTTAGATTTTGCCTTAGAGATCAAAAACTTTTCTATATCATTAATAATGGATGTAAAATCCTTATAAAAATATAAACTATTTATTAACCACGATAAGTAACAAGATAGTTCTTCTATTGGGACATTTTCTAAACTATTAAATAGGTATCTTATTAATGGAACATATATAATTTTCTTGTATAAAATAATAATAATATCTTCTAGTTGGAGTGTTTGCTGACAAGACCTCGTACATAGTATTGACCAGCAACTAGTAGATTTCTTTGGTTGTTTTACCAGTTCTAATACTTCTTTCGCGTCCTTTTCATTACTCCAATCTATAGCACATATTAGTTGTAATAACCACTTCGAATGTCCAGTAAAATAGTTTCGGTTAATATATAAAATTTCCATATCTCTTTTTGTAAAGATATGGTCTGGGAAATAGTACTGTATCTCTCTAAATCTAGATAGGTAGTATTTAGCTATTTTATTCCAAGACCTACATACTTGGCTTATATTCCTATAGTCTAATACATCTAGTGGTAATAGTTCGAAGACCTCCATAGATTGGGATAGTTCTTTTAGTTCAACTATTTTACCATAGCAATGTTCACATACTCGTTCTTTACTCGATAGTCTAATATAGTTTTTATAGTCAAATACATTGAGCTCCATGGGTACAGTTTCGACATTATTTGGTAATTCTATATAGTAATTACTACATGTGCCACAGTATATTTTGCCACAGTTTCTACAGTGGTGTTTTCTATTTAATAGCGTAAAGTCCTGTTGGCAACTATAGCACCGTGTTACACTTTTATCTTTAACCCATTGGTAAATCTTTCTTTCTTCTATGTGTTTAAGTGGTAATGGTGTATAACTTAATATATTCTTAGGAGATGTGGATTGTTTTCCTAAGTCATTTTCTATAAGCATTGAAACAGATAGGTTCTTTTCCATTAATATAGTTTATAGATAATATATTCTATAGGCTATATTATATTATACTATTTATATAGTTTATTGATCTACTTTTCGCTGTCCATCTAGCTCTCTATCTTTCGCTGTCCATCTAGCTCTCTATCTTTCGCTGTCTTGCTACTATATTCCAATCATATATATAGTCTAATTCATATTCATTTTTTTTGAAAAGAGCTATGAATAGGTTTCTTAGTAAATCATAGTCAGGCTTTTGTTTA